GTGTCGATGGCTGTGCTTACGCGCGCGGCGACCTTCCCGGAGAAGTGGGCGATCGTGGCGCCCTCGCAGCCGAAGGCGAAGATTATCATGGGCTATGTCATCAAACATCTGTTTGAGAACGAGTACACTCTCAATAGATTTAAGCTGCAGGAAGGAGAGAGTGTGGACGTAGTGCGCCGGGAGAGATCGAAGAATCGTTTGACTTTTGATATTGGAAACAATCAGATCGGCGAGATATTTATCTTGTCGGCGGAATCGCGTCTTAAACAGTCGGAAGATGTGGGAAACTCACTGATGGGTTTCGGCGCCCCGAACCTTGTTGAGGATGAGGCTGCGTTGATAAGCGACGAGAGCGATGCGAAGGCTATGCGTATGGTTGGAGGTTTTACTTCTTTCGGTACGGACTTCGTTGTGAAGATCGGCAACCCGTTCACTCGGGGGCACTTCCTCGCTGCGATGGAGGACCCAGCGTATTTCAAGATCAACGTCGACTACCCGCGGGGCATCAAGGAAGGCCGCCTCACTGAGAAGTTTATTGAGGAGATGCGTAAGAAGCCGTACTTCCGAGTGCTGTACGAGAACAGATTTCCGGAAACAGATGACATCGACGCAAAGGGCTGGACCCAGCTCATCACGGAGGATGAGGTTGAGCTTGCTATCTGCAAGGATACCGAGATTAAGCACATAGGCGAGAAGCGCATCGGCAACGACGTGGCGCGCGGAGGCGCGAACTTCACCGTGTGGAATCTCCGATCGATGAACTACATGGAGGTATTGGCGAAGAGCCACCAGGACAACCTGACGGAGATCGCCGGGCGGACGTTGTTCTTTATGAAGGAAAAGTTTGTGACGGCGGAGAATACTTTTATTGACGACGTGGGAGTGGGAGGCGGAGCTGTTGACCCTCTCCACTACCAGCAGAAGAACGTGCGAGGTGTGAACGTCGGAATGCCGGCGCTTGAGTCGACGCGGTTCACGAACATCCGGGCGGAGGCATACTGGCGTATGCGAGAATGGATTAAGAAGGGAGGGAAGCTTTGTGCTTGTCACCGCGACGAATGGCTTGCTCAGCTCACGAAGATCAAGTACAAGCCGGACAGTAAGGGGCGCCTGAGGATCATGTCGAAGGACGATATGCGCTCGCAGGGGATAGATAGCCCTGACGTAGCGGATGCCGCTATGTTGACTTTTGTAAGGCAAGAGCATGGGGATACCGAGGAGCGCAGGAAGCGCCGCGAGGCGAAGCGCCGCAAGGTTCATACTGGCCGAGGTTTGAAATGTACTATGGGTGGTTATTAAGCTTATGAATATACCTATAATCGGACAAACGCCAATAGAAAAAAAGTCGAACTTTATCCTGCCGGGTAAGGAGGATCCGGTTGTTTTAAACGAGCATGGCACCGAGAAGTTTGCGAAGATTGAGAAGCTTCCCGTATCAGACGTGGTGCTGGATCAAATGGCTGTGCAGATTCCGCCGATCTATTATTGGGAGGATGTCGAGGGTGGGAAATCTTACCGGATGACGATGGCCTTCAAGATGTGCGGTAGGTTGTTCGGGATGAGTTATGAGATTGCAGATACAAATGTGGTGAAACTTGATATACTACGGAAGAAGCTCTTTTTTGTTGTTAAGGAATCTCTCGATGTTCTTGTTCATCACGGAGAAAAAGTTTTAGATATGTTTAATAACATCGATCCGAGATTGGTAAACGACGAGGAGGCGTTGCACTTCCGTTACGATCCTACATGGGATAAAAAAGTAGCAGCGTTCAACCAGCTATGTAGAGTGGCGCCGATCACAAAAGCGAAGGCAGTGGAGTTAGGACTTTTAAATAAATAAAATATGCCTAAAACATTACAAGTTAAAACTCCTGAAGGAATCGCAGCCGCTGACGCGGAGACAAAGGTGCCGTATGCTCCGACTGATGAACAGAAGGCGCGTATAAAGTTCGTCTACGATGAGCGTGAGGAGATGATCACTAAGCGAAATGAGCCGTACGTTCAATTTAACGATCGCACTCTAAAGGAGTTTATAGACGACAGTGAGAAGCGTTTGAACGCATACGTTTTAGATAAAGCAACTCAAGGAAAAGAAGAGTGGCAGGCGAACTTCGCCACGCGCGCGTACGCAAACAAAGCAAAGGCACTTCTTGCCGCGACCTCGCGTGATATACCGGACATGCACTTCAAGGCGGTGGACAACGACGACGAGTTCGATCACTTCGCCGCGGACATAGCAAAGAATCTTGTGCGTCACTCGTACTATCAGGGTAATCCGCAAGAGGATCTGTTCTTCCTTGCGTGGAGCAATGTCGGGCACGGCACTGTTATTTCTTGTGAGGACATTCAGAAGAACGTGTATCAGAAATCTCGTATCAAGAGTTTCAATATGTTGACTGGTGATGTGGAAGAGGAACTGCTTGATAAGGAGAGCTATGGTGAGCCGTACTCATACGAGATCCCATTGATGAACTTACTTGTTAAGAATTTTTATATTCGCGACATTCAGGAACAGCCGGCGATCATTCACGAAACTTTTTATGGGGATCGTGAACGCTTCGATGCTATCTTCGGGAAGTATCCTAACGCTGACAAGGTGAAGGACTTGAAGGATATTAAGCCGGACGAACACGCTACCTATTTTCATAGCTACTACAAGGAGCAGTGCAAGGAAGGCAAAGGGTTCCTCATCTCGCGCTACATGAACAAGTACACCGGGAGACGCGGGACGTACCGCATAATCGCGAACGGAGTGGAACTCTACAACGGACCGATGTTGTGGGTTGATATCACTCGCCGGAACTTCGGACGCCCTATGTATCCGATGGCAAAGACAATTTTTGAGCCGTTTGCAAACAGCGACTTCTTCTACGGAAACTCAATGCCGAACGCGGCGATGGGAGAAGGCGATGTGTTGAACACGCTCTACAACACCGGACTTGATAAGACTTATCGAGCGATGGTGCCACCTCTTCTTGTGGGTATGGTTAACAAGGATATGCTCGATCTCGAGGACGAGGTGGTAGCTGGCGACACGAAGATTTATGTTGACGACATCAATCAGGTGAAGCAAATGGAACTCAAGGGCATCACTGATTCTGATGTGAAGATGATCGACCTCATCTCTCGCGGTTTAGACCTCACAACCTTAGATCCTCAACAGGAAGGCGCGGCACAGAAGTATGTCACTGCCAGAGCTTCTGTCGCAGCTGATGAGCGCGCGCGACAGCTCAAGGGGATCTTCTTCATGTTTATGGAATCGCTTTGGTTGCAGAAGGTTCGACTACGTTTGCCGAACATCCTGATGACCTACACGATGCCGAAGCTGGTGGAAATCCTCGGTGAGGATAATGTGAAGAAGCTGGTAGAGAAGCCACAAACATTCAACGTTGATCGTGCAGAATTGTCTGATGGTACGCGCGGCACACTCGGTATTGAGTTCAGGCCGCGAGATCAGATGGCTGATCGTAAAGGAATGATGCTTGATGTTGAGGCGGAAGAGGAGAGAAACTTTCTTGCCGGTAAACCGTATGAGAAAGTGATCATGACGTATGACCGGCTCGAGGAGCTTTCGTTTGACATTGAGATTGTGCCGGAAACATTATGGCAGTCGTCGCAGGCGATCAGTATGGCGCTGGCCGTAGAAAAGATTTCACTAATCAAAAGTGCTTTCCCTGAATACTTTGCCGAGAACAAGGAGATGTTGTTCAGAGATCTCATCAAGAACTACGGCGACGATCCGGGAAAGTATAAGTTGCCGAAGCCGATGGACTTCGCTCAAGAAAAGGGGTTGGAGTTGGCGATGGGACAAGCCGGTAAGGGGCAGGGTGGTGGGAGTTCAGCTGGAGGAGGGTTAATTTCAGATATTACTGGAAACGGGACTAATAACGAAGGAGTTTAATGATATGAAAAGACTACTCATCGGACTGTTGATAAGGTTACTTGACAGTTCAGTCCGCATCGATTACAAGCAGATTGACAAAAATGCTCTTGAAAATTGGGCGTTCCGTAGCTTTGATGATAAAGGCTGGCGCAGCTACTTCGCTTACGAGGATATAAAAATCCTCAAGGAACTGTCTTTTGGTAAGGAGCGAGATCAGTACCACATCCTTATTGGTAGACGGCTCCAGCTCCTGTATCTCTTCGATGAGATGCGAAAGGCGTTCGAGAACAAGAAGTCGTCAGCCGAGAAGAAGTTATCAGCCTCACAAAAAGACCATGACAGCAATTAGAAAAAGGGTAGCGACTAGCCACTTATCCTTATCCTTGTCTGGGAAGATTCGACACAAATGTGCTAAACTAAAGAGGAACAAAAGGTCGACGAAAAAGTATTAAACATAATCAAGTAAAAAAAACGATATGGCTACAAAAACGTTGAAAATAAAAAGGGTGTTCGCTTACGCGGTGTATAATAGTTTGAGGAAAACTCCTCCTAAGGATTTTCCAACGACTGAAGAGATTAAGACAACTATCTCTGATATCCTTCCAGCTTTGAAAATTCATGCGGCGAAGTACGTCGACATGATCAAAGCGGCAGAAGCGTTGAGCGTCAAGGTTGCTGTAAAGGAGCTTGATGAGAAGGAAGCCACTAAAGCCGTTGAAGCCATCAATACCGACTGGAGAGAATACACGAAAGAACACGGTGATGATATTGTCGAGATTCCTCTTGAGAGTGATGCTCTCCCTACGTTGAAAGCACAGTTTGATCGTGAAGGTTGGGGTAAGACGTGGCTTGCAAACATTGAAGAGTTCGGAGAGTTTTCCGACGCAATGCACGACGCAGCAAAGTAGATCATTGACAGATTAATAGTAACGCTAACAAAACGAGGACAGCTTTTTGTAAGAGGCTGCAACGGGTCGACAAGTAAGTTTCTTTTTCATTTCGTTTTAGAAACCCTTGTCGCCCGGTTGCAGCCCCCTACAGTCGAAGGTTGTTCGTTAGTATAAGATCGAACGCACTAATCGATTAAAAATAAAAGTGTTTAATATATGCTTGGTAACAACAATGACGAGGGTGGTGCTGGTGGCAACGATGCCGCAGCAGTTGCAGCAGCGAAAGCTACTGCAGATGCAGCCGCAGCAGCCGCCGCAGCCGGAGCCGGTGACGGCAAAGGAGGCGGTGATGGCGAAGAAACCGTTACCATCAAAAAGTCCGACTTGAAGAAAATCGAGGAGGACCGTGATAACTACAACAAAGCCATGCGTGATGCCAGCGAGAGAACCGCCAAGCGCACTTTCTTGAGGGCACATCCCGAGTACGTTGACGATGCTCAATGGACTTCAATGATCTCAAATCTTACCTTTAGAGGTAATGAGGTGACGGTTGAAGAAGTTTCAGATCGGATGGAGGCAGCAGTTCTTGAACATAAGCGGTCCACTGGCAAGTTGGACGAGTACCTCAAATCTGAACACGGGCGCGGTATACGCGAAGGTCGGATTCAAGGAGAACTTGGATCAGGACACGGTACTGGCGGCGCTGGTGACAGGAACGATGGAAAAGGCGCTGGTCAGCTTTCACCGAAAGGTGAAGAGATGGCTAGGGCAATGCACACTGATCCCGAGAAGGTTAGAAAAGTCGATACCTCAAAGGACAATGTGATTGATCTTTCAAAGGTCTAAAGCATTAACAATTAACAGTTGGAAAGATACTGTTTCATTCGCCATTAGCGACTGGAAAAATATCGCTTTCCACCACACAAATCTATGACTATTCTATTGTTTAGAGAGAATGGCGCGAACGCGCACCTTGAGTGGTTCCAAAAAGCGGCATCCGAAACATTTACTTTTAATGATATCGTAGGTATCAACACCTCCGGTTTTTTGACGAAGTATCTTGACGGATCCTCTTTTCCTGAACTTGGTTTGATTCAGCGCACGATCGCTGCTACTGCAAGCGACTACGCATCGAACACGAAAGTGCCGGTGCTTGTGGCTGGTGCAGAAGCAGAGTATCTCTGTGATGTCTCAACGGGTACAGCAGCTCAAACGGATGTTGGTGAGTACATTGACGTTGACGATTCAAACTCGGTTGACGTTGGTGCTTCTACTAACAACGACTTCTACGTTACGCAGTTCATCTCAACAGCCCTCGTGGTTGCGAAGATGACTCGCAAGGTAGTTGGCGCATTGATCGTTGAATAACAATTTTAAAACGAAGTGAAAAAACGAAGGCATTAGCAACTTAATATTAAAAATCTATGCCTATTCTAACTTCACAGTTCAACGACCTCGTGAAAAACGCGCAGGTCATGTGGAGGGAGGAGTACGAATCGGTTGAGAAGAACGCTCGTCAGCTTTATGACATAATGCCGAACGAGCAACTCACTTCCGAACATTCGCATATTGATAGCCCGGGATTCGCCAAGAGAAAAGACGAAGGCGGCTCCTATGTTATCGGTTCTCCACGTCAAGGATACACTTTGAACCTTACGAAATCTCGTATTGGTTTGAGGAATTCCGTGACTTGGGAAATGCGAAAGTACGACAAGTATCGCGAAATCGAAAAGAAAATGCGCGGACTTGGAGAATCAACTGCGATGAGAATCGAGTTGGATCTTACTCACCTCTTCACCTTCGGTCTGCAAGGATCGAGCTACACGAACATGGACGGTGAAACTGTAAACACAGTCACTGGCGATGGTCTCGCAATCTTCGATAACTCTCACACTGTTACAGGTTCAGCCACAGTGGTTGACAACCTTAACGGTACCCAAGCTTTCAACCGAAGTGGTTTGGAACTTGCCGAGAGATTGTTCGCAAATATGGTGAACATGAACGATGTCAAAGTCGTTCCAAAGCCGGACACCATCATCACTTCAGACGAACCGGCTGTCGTCAACTTGGTACAGGAGTTCCTACGTTCTACAGGAGCACCTGATACTGCCGAGCGTGCAGACAACGTTTACAAGGGGAAGTACAAGCACATTGTTTTGCCGTTGCTTGCAACGACGAACCTTGGCGCCCCTACTTCTACTGGACGTTTTTATTGGATGCTCGCAGACACGAAGCATAAAGACGCGATCGTCGAGTTTTCCGAAATGCCTACCTTTACTGCGCCTAGTCCGGGTGGTAACGGTGAATCATTCGATACGGATGATTGGGCCTTCAAGAGTTCCGCTTCATACGCTTACGGTATCCTCGATTACAAATGGATAACGGGAAGCGCCGCCACAAGCGTCTAGTTGATATCATATAAAACGAAGATTATTGGAAACTTTAATCGGGGCGCTGTATTCTCATCAATTAGGATGATCTCGCAGCCCCTACAAACATTATGGGAAACTACAATTCAGGTAGAGCTTCCGATTTCGGAGGCATAAATGTCGAGCAACGTCGAGCAGACTCCCTAAACGGTATTCGCTTTGATGCTTCTCGATCTGCTCCTACCTCATCCAGTGACGCGGTTCTTTTCAGAAATGGAAATGATCTCGTTTGGTGGAATGGTAGCAGCTCAACCGTCATCGGTTCAGTTGGAGCAGTAATCCCGAGTTTGGATGGAATCTTCGCTGGTGACAAGACACTCAATGTCGCAGGAACTACGTTGACCATCGACAACTCAACAGGGAGCAACGACGTGCTTACCATCACTAATAGTGGTGCAAGTACGGGTGCTCTCATTCAGATCACTAACGTAGGTACGGGTAGTGATATAGACGGCACAAACAATACTTGGTCTTTTTCAAAGACAGGTGTTGCGGTAATGCTTTCTGCAACAATATCAGGTACCGCAGGATCGACCATCTTCGCTATTACGGCTGGAGATGTGGTCATGTCAGACAGCTCTGTTGCTATCACGGATGCGGATGACGCTGCTTCGTTCACGGTAACGAACAGTACAGCGACAACTGCTTCGGTAGTTGTACTTGCTGGTTCAGGAGCTTTCACAGGTAATACAACCTCATCGTGGATGACGCTCACTCCTTCGGGATTGACGACAGGAACGGCGTTGTATATTCCTGTGGCTGCGCTTACAACTGGTAAAGCAATCCATGTAGTTGCGAATGCTGTGACAGATGGATTAGTGGTAAACATAACCTCTTCTTCTGCAGTGCAGACAGCAACAGGGCGCTTGTTGAACATTGCTTCAACGGCGGCTACGAACACCAACGCGGTCCTTAATGAGATCGCAACAGCGGCGACTGATGAAACAGTTTTGCTTCGGCTTACTGCTTCTGCCGCGCTCGCTCTCGGTAAGATTCTTCACATCAGCGCTTCATCAATGACCACAGGTACGGCTATTGATGCCGCGGCTCTCGATGCGCTTACCACGGGTATTGGTCTTTCTCTTGCTTCAACAAGCACAACGACTACGACAGGATCATTGATCCGAGTTTCAACAGCCACCACTGGTGCGGTTGCAACGAACGGAATCGTGGCGATTCGTGCAACAGGTAACTATACAAGTACCTCAGCTATTGATGGTGGTCTGCTCGATGTTCGAGCGTCAGCAACAACAGCTGGTACGATTGTCAACGTTGTCGGTGCAGCTCTCACAACTGGTATCGGTTTGCAACTCTCGAACGGAACTTCGGCTATTACAACCGGTAGTTTGATTCGAGTAACCGGTAGCGGCGTCGGTACGCTTGCAACAAACGGCTTGGTGAGTATCACTCACGCAGGTATCTTCGTAAGCACAGCTAACGCTGGCGTCCTTGATGTTAGAACTTCAGCTATGGTCGGTACGGCTTCCAACGGAACGTTGGTAAACTTTATGACCGCTGCGGCTTCTCAGGTTGACACTACAGTGTTGAACATTGAGAACTCCGGGTTCACTTCCGGCTACACAGGTTCGATGTTGCGAATAAAATCGCCTACAACGACTGGTACTGGTAAACTCGTTGAGGTTATTGCAGACGGTATTACCTCAGGCGGAACAGCGATGAGTATCTCTGTTGCCGCCCTGACGACAGGCGATGGATTGGTAATCAGTAACGGCACTGCCGCTACTACTACTGGTTCTCTCTTGAAAGTCACCGCAGGCGGTACTGGTGCTGTTTCTGCTGACGGTATTGTGAGCTTCGCTCACACTGGAATCTACACCTCAACAACTGTTGGTTTCGTGAACGTTAGTGCCTCCGCCACAACTGGTGGAACGGTAATGACAATCACCGGAGCCGGAGTAACGGATGGTGTTGGACTTCAGATCAGCAACGTTGCCATCACTTCAGGTACTCACTTGAGTATTCTTGGAGCTGCTGGCGCTTCGATGTTCTCCATTAAGGCGAACGGAGCAACGGTTATTGCTGGTAGTGCCTCAGGTACTGCCGCTCTTACAGTCTCTGCAGGCGACTTGGTTATTACTTCTGGATTTATAGTATCTTCAGCAAACGCTAAAGGTATTACATTCACAGGTACAGGTGCCAACGGTGGAGTGCTAAAGAATCTTAAGAATAGTGCCAACACTACTGCTAATGGAACTGCTAAAACAGTTGAAGTAGATATTGCCGGTACTCCTTATTACTTCTTGGTATATCCAGCAACTTCTTAATAGCTCAATAGTTATTAAAAACTAATTATTGAACTTTCACTCTCCTCTTTATTGTTGAGGTCACACTCACAATCAATAATAGAGGAGAGAAATGAAAGTTTAAACAAAACAAAATGACAACTCGGCTTACAAATACAAATTTATTATTCACATTTCAGTTTTTGGTGACAAGTAGTGGAACACCAGAGCAGCTCTCCGTGAAGCGACGCGCAACGACGATTGCTTTCGTAGAAAACGATGCAAGTGCAGATACAATTACGGACAGTTCAAGCCTCTTCTTAGTTACTGGCTTTCAGGCAGGCGATCAAATCACAGTATCAGGATCTGCTTCAAATGATGGAACTTACGTCATTGCTTCTGTTACTGCTGGTACAATCACTCTTCTTGCAAGAAACGACTTAACAACAGAATCGGCCGGCGCAACGGTGAAGATTGTTGCACCAAAAACAGTACCGGACGGAATTTCGGTGAATATTAAAGCAAAAAAAGCAAACTCGGGAGATATTACTGTGGGATACAGTTCTGCGACTGCATTAAATACCGGCACTGGATGGGTCAGCTTAGACGCTAATGAATCTCTCGGCGTACAGGTTGAGAACATCAATGCTATCTGGCTTGACGCAACCACAACTGGTGAGGGCGTTGAAGTATGGTTTGAGAAAAATGTGCAAGCATAAACTGTATGTAAAAAGTGGTATAAAAAACATATGACCCTACTATTCTTCAAAAACAACAAGCTGGACAATCGAATGGTCGAATATGATCAAGCGGTTGTTCGGCTTGGTTTGGAGAAGGCTGGGTTAGAGTCGGAAGCTGAACGAAAGAGAAAAGACATTAAGCAACTTGATATTTCTCGCAGTTTGATTCTTGAATCAATGCGGAGAGATAGAGAGGCGTTTGACGATGGTAGGATAGAAGAACTGGAAGAGAAAGCTACAGCCGTTGTTGACTATGAGGACCGTGTGGCTAAAGCTCAAAAAGAACTTAGTGTCACTGAAGAAAAAAAGTCCTCACTTGGTGGAGAAATATCTGTTGCCGAGAAACGGGTTGGTGAGCTTAGTGAGAGTATCGCTGACTTGGAGAAAGTTGAGATGGCAAAAAAAGAAGGTGTTTCTCTTGTTGAGATACAAAAAGCCGAAAAGAATAAAGAAATACAGCGGCTGAATCAAACTCTTTCTCCCCTGAAAGAGCAGGAGAGGAAACAGGCGGCTCAAAATTATGAGTTGGCTTTAAAGAGAAAGGAAACTGAAGATGCGATTGAAGCAAGTAATAATGAACTGACGGAATTGAATGACATCATATCTGTGCTTCAAGCAAACAACAAACAAGGTCTTGAACTTGTATCTTCTTTTGAAGGCGAGCGAAAACGCCTTCAGGAGAAAGATGAATTCTTAATCCGCAAAGAAAAGGATTTACAAAAATACGAAGAACGTTTGGAAAAAGGTCGCAAAGAGATGGGAAATAATAACCCGATGACTTTTAAATAAAATGACCAGATTTGCAAACTTCACCCCGCCGACATTAGGAAGCGAACTCACAACCAGTGAGATAACTATCCTTGAGGGTTTGACATCTCTGGCTAATTCTCCTGTCGGTCAGTTTGTTAGAAAATCAGGTGGCGTGTTTGTGAATGATACTCCGGCTGGTAGTAGTCTTTCGGGCACCATAAACGAAATAGCATATTTTGATTCAGCTACATCTGTTGCTTCTCTCGCAGTAGCAACATATCCTTCACTTACAGAACTCACTTATGTCAAAGGGGTAACGAGTGCAATTCAAACACAGATGAATTTGAAAGCACCTCTAGCCTCACCTACATTCACGGGAACCGTAGTACTACCAAGTGGACAGGCTCTTATAGCTCCTGCACTCGGTACTCCAGCAAGCGGTGTAATGACAAACGTCACAGGAACGGCAGCAGGATTTACGGCGGGGACAGTAACAACCAACGCCAATCTCACTGGCCCTGTTACCTCGGTAGGCAATGCAACAGCAATTGCAAACGGAGCCATTGCAAATGCAAAACTTGTAGCCTTAACAGCAAGTCAAATAGTTATCACAGATGCTTCTGGTGTTATTTCTTCAGCAGCAGTAGCAACCTATCCTTCTCTCACTGAACTAACTTATGTTAAAGGAGTAACCAGTGCAATTCAAACACAACTTGACCTCAAAGCACCTCTAGCCTCACCTACATTTACAGGGACAGTGGTCTTACCTAACTCTCAAGCTCTAGTAACTCCAGTATTAGGCACTCCTACTTCAGGTGTAATGACAAATATGACTGGCTTACCACCATCTGGACTTACAACAACCACAGCAGGAAACATAATTG